CAACCAACAATGCCAACTCCCGTCGTCCTGCCGCTTAAAACGATGAGAACAAAATACAAAGTCGTCCTTGGACTGAAACTCAACGTCCCGGACTGGAAGGCCGATCTCGGCATAGCGCCGAATAAGCTCTTCCGTGGAAATTCGCTGGCCCTCGGAGTCAAAAACGGGCCACTCCAAGCAATCGTCTCCCATTTCCATTCCATAGGAGCCAACATACTCGGCGCAAATTCCCCTACCCACACCATTTGAAGAAGTGGTTAGGTAGTCCCCGCTCCTCTGAACCCGGAGATCGTCAAAATTAATGATTTCTCCAGAATCCAGCACGTAGGGCGTTGTGAGCAAAGACTTGCTCCACCACTCGCACGCGTTAGCGAGGAGTGAACCGCAGCTATCTGCGTTTTGGCACGTGTCAATCATGTGATCCGCGTGCAAATCAGCCAGTTCCTGGGAAAAGTTCTTCTCCCATCCACTAACATCGGATGCTATGGGATTTTCATCGAAAATGTCGGAAACCTTCTCGACGCTCTCCCCAATCTTTTGCGCGTGTTCTCTGTTGAACCCGATGCCCTTCTTAGTGGGCAAGAGCGGATAAAAGTCGCTCTCAGCTTCGGCGTAGTTCATAAAGAAATATCGAGTGACGATCTGATCCACAACCGAAACACTGGCTATGAGCCTGGGAAGTTTCTTCTTCACCTTTTGCGCCTGCTTCTTCGCGAAGAGGCGCACAGGGTCTCTCAACGACCCCTCAAGCCACCCCGTCCGAGCCTCAGAGCAGGACCGGAAAGTCTCGTCCTCAGCACGGGCGAATAGGATCTTTTCGAGACGTTCCCAAACCTGATCCTTGACGTCTCCTTCTGCTGCTGCGAGCATTCGGTCGTTGTCTGGGAAGATGAGTCGGTAGGGATATCCTGGGGTGGACTTTGGGTTGACACTTTTGACAATATCGCCCCAATTTCTTTCAAAGACTTCTTTGACGCCGACTCGGCCCAGGTCTGCAGTGAAGGGAAACCTCCAAGCGAAGCCAGCTTGCTTGTAGTATCTTGTAAAAGTTTCTCTCGCCCTGTTGCCTTCACCGGCTGGAAATCTGACTCCGGTGTATTTTCCGGAATGGTATTCAGTGATGCTGGTGAGGATTGCTTCTTGGGAGCAGTCTGGGTAGAAGTACTCTTCTTCGACTTTCGGGAAGAGGGCTTGGAAGAGTTCACGGACTCTTGGGTCCCCTCTCGGGTGCTTTCCGGCTCCATCGAGCTTTCTTGCACAGGTGCCGAGGACTTGGACTGTGTCAGCTCCTG